CTTGCTCCTGCGGCTCAAGCTCGAGGTCGAGCTCGGCCCGCGCGTCGCCGGCAAGTCAGCCGCGGAGGCGAACGTCGAAGGCGGGCTTATCCTGGACGAGATCCGCGAGGTGATCGCGGGCAACCTTGCGCGGTTCGAGACGGAGGCGATTCGGAAGAGCGCGACCGAGGAATGAGCGCCGAGCAACTCCTCGCCGGCTTTCGCCTCCCGCGGCCGGATCGCTCGCCGATCTACGACTGGGCGCGGCGGCACGTGCAGCTGCCGGAATCCTACGCGACGCCGGGGCCGTTCAACGTGCGCTTGTCCCCGTGGCTCGTGCCGATCTTCGACGCGCTGCAAAATCCGCTGGTTCGGCGCGTTCACTTTCGCAAGGCCGTGCAGATCGGCGGCACGCTGGTGGCCGACGTCTGGCTGCCGTGGATCATCGCGAACGATCCCGGCCCGATTAGCTGGACGATGCAGACTGACGAGATGGTAGAGAAGCACGCGAAGACGCGCCTGTGGCCGCTTCTTGAGCGATGCCGGCCGGTGGCCGCAATGCTGCCGAAGCCGGGGCCGCACCGCACGACGACCGAGATCTTCTTCGGCGGCTTCTTCGTCACGCTGAACGCGGCGAACCTCTCGACTCAGCAGAGTCAGTCGATCCGCTACAAGATCAACGACGAGCTCTGGCTCCCGCGCTGGCAGGAGATTTACGGCCACGCGGTGGCGCGAGTCTCCAAGTTCGAGGAGGTCGGCCGCTCGAAGATCTACAACGCGAGCCAGGCGCCGGTGATGGACGCGGAAACGGGCAACGTCGAGGACACGAGCTACCGCTCGGGCGATCAAGGCGAGTGGCACGCCGAGTGCCCAGGCTGCCGCAAGATCCTGCCGGTCGCGTTCGAGGTTCTGAGCAAGGAGCAGCGCGGCGGCGTGATCTGGGACCGAGCGGCGCGCCGCGATGACGAGACGTGGGACGTCGGGCGCGCGGTGGAGACCTGCCGCTTTCGCTGCATCGCCTGCGGCCACGAGTCCGCGGACAACGACGCGACCCGCGCCGGCTGGGCGAAGACCGGGCGCTTCGTGCCGATGAATCCTGCGGCGCCGCGGGAGGTGCGGTCGTTCCGGCTCGAGGCAATCGTGACGCGGCCGATGCGGCTCCTCGTCGAAGAATTCCTCCAGGCCGAAAACCAGCTGGTCCGCACGGGAGACGAGCAGGCGAAGATCGAGTTCCGCACTAAGCGCCAAGCGCTGCCGTGGATCGTGGAGAAGAAGGCGGTTAACGTGCTGCTGAAGGACTCCGGCTACAAGCTATCCGACTACGCGCAGGGCGAGTCGATCCCCGACGAGGCGATACGCTTTATGGCGATCGACCGGCAGCAGGATCACTTCTGGGTCGAGGTCGGCGCGTTCAGCACGGCGCAAGGGCCGCGCTATCGCCAGCTGTGGTTCGGCCGCATCGACACGCGCGACCAACTGCGCGCGCTCCAGGAGCGCTTCAAGGTCTCGTCGGCCTGCGTGGCGCAGGATCGAGGCTACCGGCCGGCGGACGTGGACCGCGACTGCGCGGAGTTCGGCTGGCGCTCGATGCGCGGCTACGGACGGCGGACGTGGACGATGCGCGACGAAGCGACCGGCCAGATGGTCAACTTCCCGTTCAGCGACCCACAGGTCAGCGACTACCGCGGCGGCGACGTTTACTTCTACAATTGGAGCGGCGATTACTTCAAGGACACGCTCGCGACCGCGCTCGAGGGCAAGGGCGACTTGCGCTGGGAGATGCCGAGCGACGTTAACCCGCTTTACCTCGAGCACCTCAAGGGCGAGGCCAAGGTGGAGGTGCGGACTGGCGTCTGGGAGTGGCGCGAGGTACGGAGCAACGCGCCCAACCACGGGCTCGATACCTCGGCGATGCTCCTTTGTATGGCGACCATCGCGGGCATCATCCGCTTCGTGCCGTCAAAGTCGTAGCATTACGGGGCGTCAAAAAACCTTTTGACGGCGGCCGCTCTTTTATGGCGGCAGACAATCCCTTCCTCGACATTGACGTTGCGACGCTGACAACGCTCAAGTCCAAGGTTCTCGATGCGATCCAGGCCTGCCTGCTCAACACGAGCTACAGCCTCAACGGGAAGTCCGTCACGCGCGCGGATTTGAACACGCTCAACAAGATGCTGGGCGACATCGTTTCGGCAATCGAGTACCAGAACGGCGACACGACCGACACGACGTTTGTGAGCTTCACCGGGAATTGATTATGCAGACCTTCGACGCGACCGCAATCATCCGCAACCGGCCGTGGTTCGAGCGGGCGCTCGAGACCATCGCGCCGCAGGCCGCGCTGCGCCGGCTCCAGGCTCGCGTCGAGACCGCGCTGTTTTCCTACAACGCCGCGCAGACCAATCGGCTTTACGCGCCGATGCAGTACGGCCAACCGAGCGAGTCCTCGCAGACGGTGCGCGAGCGGGTCGTGATGATGTGGGAAGCGCGGAACTTGGTCGAGAATTGTCCCGAGGTTAAGGAGGTCTCGCGCAAGTTCGGCAATTACCTGACGCCGACCGAATACTCGGCAACGACTGGAGACCGCGACTACAACGCGACCGTCAACGAGTGGTTTCACTCGTGGTGTAAGCAGGCGGATGCCACGGGCCGCAATAGCTTCCGCAAGCTCGTGCAGCTGGCCGCGGAGAATCGGCCGGTCGACGGCGACTGCGGCTTCGTCATCCGCCGCGTGGGCGACGGACTCAAGCTTCAGCTGGTGCCGGCGACCAGAATTGGCAATCCCAACGAGATGGGCCTAGACTCGGAGAACTACTTCGAGGGCGTCATCACGAACGAGTTCGGCGTGCCGGTTGCGTATCGCATTTACCGCGTGACCCGCGAGGGCGTTTACTTCGGCGCCGAGGACGTGCCGGCTGGGAACTTCTGCCACTACTTCGATCCATTCCGCGTCGATCAGTACCGAGGCGTCACCGACTTTCACGCGGCGATCCAGACGGCGCGGATGCTGCACGAGATCCTCCAGGCCGAGAAGGCTGGAGTGCGCTTTGCCTCGCAGCAGGCGGCGCTGGTCTTCACCGACCGCGGCACGGCCAACGCGCGCAACCTATTCACGCCTACGCCGAGCGCGGTGCTGCCCAGCGGCCAGCAGCAGAAGAACGAGCTTTCCGAGGTCGGGATGATTAAGTACCTCGGCCAAGCTGACCGCGTCGAGACGATGCCGGCGCGGCCGAGCACGGCGTTTACAGGCTTCATCGCGCATCTGATGCACGAGCTCTCCATCGCGGTCGGCATCCCGAAGGGCGTCCTCTTCGGCACGCAGGATTACGCCGGCCCGAGCGTGCGCGCGGAGTTCGCCGCGGCCGACCGCGTGTTCGCGCGGCATCAGGGCGTCCTCGTCGACAAGGTGCTTGATCCGATCAAGAACGCGGTGATCCTCGACGCCATCGCCCGCGGCGAGATCCCTGCGCCTCCTGCTCGCGCTGGCGAAACTCCGGTGCAGGCGCTGAAGCGCGCGACCCGCGGCGAGTGGCGCTTTCCGCCCAAGCTCACCATCGACGTCGGTCGCGAGTCCGCGGCAAACTTGAACGAGAACCGCCAAGGCGCGAAGTCCTTGCAGGAGATCGCTGCGGAACAGGGCACCGATGCCTTCACGCGGCTAGAGCAGATCGCGGCTGAGGCGAGCTACGTGAAGGAGCTCTCGGAGCGCTACGAGATTCCCGAGACGGCGATCCGCCTAGTGACCAACTCGCTGCCCAGCACGCCGGCCGCTGCCGCCGCTACTGGCGACAACGTGGCGAGCGCCGCCGCGGAAGCGCAGGCGGAATCCAGCGCCGCGCCCGAGGACGAAACGCCAGACCAGCCTCCGACTCCGGCCGAGCTTGCGCGCTTTGCGAGCGTGGACCTGACGCCGACCGATGCGATGGCAGCCGAGGCCAAGCGCGGCCTTGAGTGGCGCGAGAAGTTCAACCGCGGCGGCACCGCGGTCGGCGTAGCTCGTGCGCGCGACATCAGCAACAAGGCGAATCTCTCGCCCGACACCGTGCGCCGGATGGTCTCGTATTTCGCGCGGCACGAGGTCGACAAGCAGGGCACCGGCTTTTCCCCTGGCGAGGACGGCTACCCTTCCGCCGGGCGCATTGCGTGGGCGCTCTGGGGCGGTGACGCCGGGGCCAGCTGGGCGCGCGCGAAATCGGAGGCGCTCAAGCGGGAGGAACTGAACCGGCCGACGAGCGTCGCCGCTGCGCTGGAAGCGGGCCGCAATCGCGCGAAGCGGCCGCTTGAGAAGCTGGCGGACAAGGCGACCAAGCTCGCCGCCGTGCGCGAGAAGCTGGGCCAGAACGCGAAGAGCGAGGCGCAGATCGAGCAGGCGCTGAAGCCGTTCGGATTTCAGCCGAAGCCGGTCGTGGCGCCGCCTCCTCCCGCTCCGATCGTTACGCTCTCCGACGCGCGCAAGATGCTCGCCGAGAAGGCCGACGCCGAGAACAAGCTGACCGCGCTCTTCGCGAGCGTGACTGATCGCCGCGCCAAGATCAAAAGCCTCCGCACCCATTGACAATGCATAG